CCATCAAAAGTAGTTGCGCCGGTTACAGTAAGAGTCTTACCTACTTCTAAATCTTCGTTGAGTTTTAAGTCATCCGCAAAAGTAACTAGGTTACTTAAACCATGTACTTTACCGTTTATAGTAATATCATCTGTAGCTTCATCTCCTAGAGATACGTTCCCCTTTAGAACAGTTCCATTAGTTACCTCTAAAGAATTTAAGGTAGAGGTACTACCTGCCGTTAGAGCACCCGTTAGTGTAGTAGTTCCTCCCACAGACAGATTTATTCCGGTCGCTAAAGTTACAGGGTCTGCAAAAGTAACTAGGTTACTTAAACCATGTACTTTACCGTTTATAGTAATAATACTGTCACCGTCTGTTCCTAAAGTTACATTATTAGTAAAAGAAGCTGATCCTGATACAGAGAAGGATCCAGTAAATTTCTTCGTACCAGATATATTATCCTGAGAGGAGGCTAAAGTAACGTAACCACTACCCTCTAGCCCACCTAGTTTTTTAACATTCATTTCGTACATATCAGTAATAGGTACAAGAGCCCCGAAAGAACCTCCCTCCTTTTTTTGAAATTGTTTACTAGAAGTACTCCAACTTATTGTCCCTTCAGGTAAATTTATACTGCTGGTAGTGGTAGCGTCGAACATCCTAGCATGGTCCTCTGCTCTACCCTTTATTTCCGACAGTACTTCTGTATATGTACTAGATAATGTCGGTTTATCCCAATCTGCCATTTTATTTATCTCCTATTTATTTCGTACCTGTAGAATTCCAGGTAATTGTTCCGTTAAAACTTTTTATATCTCCAATTAGAGAATCTGTCCAAACCCATGAAGTATCATAACTTCCTGTATTATATATCGCAGTGTCTATTATATGTACATAGAAAAACTCAGGATTTGGAACATCTACAAAGTCTGCTATTGCTTTTCTAGTAATTGGGTCTGCAACCCCGTCTGTAACCCCTAATTTAATCGTAGCTACTACATTTCTCACATCTTTAAAAGCTTTATTAAAGAATACTCTTCTAACTTTTAGACCATTCCTTGTAGAAGTCCAAACTGCTTCAGCACCCGCAAGTGCACATGCCGCTTGATTATTGTCAAGTAAAACGCCCTCACTATTTATATATGGAGTAACGTTCCATACTCCTACATTTGGTGCTGCTGTACTACAAGTTTCTTCAGTAGTATAACTAGCATTGTATACACCGTTGATAGTACAATGGCTATAAGGAGTGCCTGTAGTAGGGTCAGTTCCAGTTCTGTCGCATATACCTGAGTTATTATCAATAATTGCATCCGCAGAGTCAGTTATAGTTTTAATACTTAATTTTAATCTAAACTCGTCCAGAGACATAAGATCCGCAGCAGACCCACTTCCATTAAACATAGTCTTAACCTTTATATACCTAAAAGGTACTCCTATAGCTGCTGAAGACCCTGCCGGAGCTGCAATCCACGAAGTGGTAGAGCTTACATCCTTTATATCGGTCAAAGTTGGATCACTATTTGTATAATATATATTATGAGCTAAAGTTATAGAACCACCTAGAATAACACTAGCTACTGCTAAGGATACGTTTGAGGAATCTAATGAGACTCCTATATCCCATTCTTGCCAATATTCTGGAGTATCAGCTAGTGGACCAGAAGGCTGTAGATAATAAGGGTATCCCGCATCTATTAAATTTTGGAACGTACTAACACCCGCATTATCAAAATGTTGTTTCCACGTAATCGCAGGATCAGTAGTTGTATCAACTGGAAGGAAGGCACTAAAGGCTCCTCGATATATATTATCAAAAGATATTTCTGTTACCTCTGGGGCTGCCGGAGGTGTAACAACCGGTATTGGATTATCCTCATCAAGTGTTGAAGTAAACTCTCCTTGCAGTACAAAATCTGGTGGCTCAGATACACTGGCCAATATCTCTGATATCTCTGAATAATTTCCAGCTGAATCTATTGCTACAATTCCATACTTATAATCATTTGCTGTAGTTTCCATGTGAGCTATAAACTGTCCAGCAGTATTTGCTACAGATACTAAGGAGGTCCAAGTAGAGGAATCCATTACACAGCCAGACGCATTTCCATCTGGACATCTTTTTACTTCATATGACTCTATATCTAGATTATCTGTATTGGAAGAAGAGCCCCATCTAAGTAGTACATTATTATCTACTACTACACTAGTTAAAGTTTTAACATCTGGAGACCAGATAGCCGATGCATCTTCACAAGTTTGTTTTGTGAGAAAAGAAAGGTCACTACAAACTCCGTAACCTGGTTTATCAGGTATAGGTACAGTTGCTTCTATCGTCAAATACTCCCCTACCTGGCCCGCCATATCTATAGGTTTTATTATAAACTCACGAGTACTTTCTTCTCTTTTCCATGTTACATCTTCAGAATACGAAGTAGACTTAGTTGTTTTTAATAGTTCTAGAGGATTTGTACCTTTAGCTCCAGGTGGGTATCCCCATATTTCATATACATCTAACCCTAGATGTTTATTTGTTGAACCCGCAGTAGTTGTTGGAGCTGTCCAAGTTAAAAGAGTTCTTTTACCCGATATTGTTTCATTAGGTTCTATTGGAGCAGTCAATACGTCTATATCTGGTGTTGTTTTTGCCGACGTAAAGGTCGTCTTAGTGCTTATATTACCTGCTTCATCCTCAGCTACTACAAAGAAGTTCATATCATCATAATGATCGGACCCCCAGTCAACTTTTTCAGAATAAGTTAGTCCTAAGAACTTAGTTATGTCATCATTATCTGCACCATCTGTTTCGCTACAACCAGAAGGGGCATCATACGTACAATACCAGGTGTATCCCTTTCTTAATATGTATTGTTTTATATCTAAAGACCCGCCAGTGGAGGCTCCCCAAGATAGAATTACGGAATCACTCGTTATAGTATTTGTACCAAATACAGGCTGTCCAGGTGATTTAACATCAATATGTACTCTATCAGGAGTAGAAACATTTCCTGCACTATCTACTGCTTCAACGTCATAATATTTGTCATTTCCTAGCCAATCAACTTTTATTGAAAATCTAGGGGAAAACTTAGAGAAGGAGTCTGAAGGGTTATCTGGGTCTGTAATAATCCAATGATGAACATCTAATAAATAATCTTTAACAGCATCATAAGATGCTCCAGATGTGTTAGTATCCCACGTTAATACTAAGTCTGGCCCTACAAAAGCATTTGATAAGTTATTTACAGCTAATGGTGGATCTGTTCGTACATCTTGCTTCCTCCACTGACTCTCATTATTTGCAGAATCAAAAGCCTTAACCCAGAAGGACTCAGTACCTGCTAACCAATCTACTATCAAAGTATACGTAGTAGTTTTAAAAGTACCTACAGTAGTAGCAGATGCAGCTGTAGCTCCTCTGCGAACCTCATAGTTTTCTATAGGTAAGGAATGATTGTCTGGCTCTGCCCAAGTAAGTACTAAACTGTCTTTAGATAGTACATGACCAGGAGTAGGCCAAGCTGTTGAATCTCCCCCAGTCCATGAAGGAAGTTCTATAATTATTTCTAATTGTTTCGGAGTAGTACTGTAGTTACCAGCCTTGTCTCTTGCAGCTATCCAAAACTTTCTAGACTCGCTACCCCAAGTTACCGGTATAGTTATAGTGGAAGCACCTCCAGTTAGTTCTCCAGTACCTGCTGAGGAGGCCCAATCTGTACCATATCTTATTTCATAATCAGATATATTATACGTTCCTCCTCCCGTTTCCCCAGGATTAGGGGCCTTAGTCCAATTTAATGTTACATTTGGCCCACTAAAGACGGAACTTACGGTTGAAACATTTCCAGGGGCAATAATAGTAGTACTAGTAATAGCTGCTTCAGCTGATTCTACTGTACTAGTATCTATAGCTTTTATTAAGTAGTTATGAGTACCTGCAAGTAAATATAGCCCAGAAGCTCCACCGTAAGATAAAGCAGTAGTTTTAGTTACGGTAGTAGCTGTTTCCCAAACTGGTATAGCTAACATACTCATTCTTAGCTCATAGTAGTGTAAGTCTAGATCAGGTACTGCCTTCCACGTTAAATATGTCCCTGTGATAGGATCATTAGTTACAGTAAAGTTATCTAGGTTAGTTACCCAAACATTATTATCCGAATTCCATAGTCCTTTACACTCAGAGTTAGTTGTATCCCAATAATGCCCTAATACTCCACATTTGGTATCATCCGTTATAGGAACATGAATACCACCAATGAGTTCAGTTACCACGGTTGACTCACACACTGTTTGAACATTAATTGCAACACTATCTATAGGTAAATTAGAACAGCTACCTTGGCTAGTACACTCATCTGACGTTTTTAAATAATTTATCGTAGAACCAGTTGAGGACTCACAGTAACTACCTACAGAAGACGGTGCTTTAGCTAGTCCAATTAAAGTAGTTGAGAATGTTATAGAAGGGGATACATTGTTGGTAAGCACACTTTGTGCTGTAACTCTAACTTCATAATCCCCTGCAATTGCATCTAAAACTTCCAGTTCTAAGAATGCTGTATCTCCTGCGTCAACCCAGACTCCTGCATTAACTCTATATTCTACGGTGTATAATCTAACGAAAGGGTAACCTACAGGAGGTTGCCATCTGATAATAGCTTTATTTTTTATAGAACCATCTGAGCCCCTATAGGCTGCTTCATATATATCTAGATCTGAAGGGGCTGGACACCCCTCTGTAATGTTAGGTATACGACTAATACTTATCTCGTCTAAATCTTCGAAGTCCAAACCCTCTTCTATTATTCTGTATTTATCAGCATGGTATTCCATTGCTATTACTTCATACTCGTGTTTTTTTGCTTCTTTAACTCCTAAAACTCTCCATACCTGAGCTTCTACTATACCTATTTCTTCTAATAACCACATATAATCTGCGTTAGGTGTATTAGTTAACTCATGATGATACTCTAAAGAATCTCCTACGGCAGCGAATCCATTGTACCCATTTACAGTTACATGTGTAGAGCTTAATACGTTATCAATAACTGCTGTAGCAGATGTATTAAGATTAGTTATAGTTCTACCAAGGAATTTATGTGAGAAAGATATAGTAGCATCAAATATATCAACACCAGTTGGAATAGCCAAGTCATTACCTGTACCTGCTGTAGCAGTGCTAATTTCTGATTTTATATCTATACTTAAGGCAGGATTAGCTGTTATATCTACTGGGTAGTTTTCTATAAACATATAAGGAGACCATTGACCCCCGTCTGATATACAGGCCTCTGCGTTAGGTACGGCTGTAGGATTATCTGGTATATATAATTCTCCCGCATTAATGTGCGCTACTCCAGGAGCTGTTTCTTGTGGGTGTAAACACCCGTCTTCAGTATGTATTACATTTAAGGTAAAACCAGTTCCAGTAGGTATAGTTAAAGGACTGTCTAATATGATATTCCCTTTTGTAGAACCTGTTTTTATTCTACCACCATACCTATTGCCTGATCTAGTAGGGTCCGCTACTTTTATTAGCTCTCCTGGTTGTAGAACGGCTGCTTCTATGCCGGCTTTAAAAGTTAATGTCTCAGTTTCTAAAGTATCAGTGAATAAAGTCCATAACCCTATTCTATGGGCTTGCCCTCTTGAAGTGCACCCGAATGAAGTAATATCTGTTTTTCTTATACCATATCTTTGAATTCCTTCCCTGTCTTCTACATATTCTATCTTTCTTTTAAAGAAATCTTTAGGATCATTCCAGGATACTAAAGCTACTGTTTTTCTAGCTTTTTGAGCTGTGCCAGCATAAGTAAAGTCTCCTCCTATAGTATTAGCCGGAGTAAATAATTGAGTCGGTTCTTTAGGTGAATCTTGTACAGCTACAAGTTGGCCGTGAGCCCAATAAGACATACCTCTAAATGCAAAAGCTAAATCTTGCATTACTTTTATAGCTTCTTGTTGTTCTTGTATATAAACATTAGTAGCAAAACGTGGTTCCCATACATCGTTACCATCTAATTTAAATCCTGACTTAACTCCTACAAAGGCTCCGTTACTGTCTACTGCATCACAATACCTAGATATTTGATATAAAGACCATATATCTATCTGATCTTCTTGTATATATTCACCTAACCCATATCTCTTATTAGTTAATAAATCATAGTAAATCCATACAGGATTACTAGTCCAAATAGGAGCACCCATAGTACCATTAAAGTAACCTTCATATAGTACATCTCCTTTTTGTACTCCTACAACCCAAGTACCACCACGATTTGCAGTAGCTACCACCCCTGATCCTCCTGCAATAGTAATTATAGTTCCGTCTGCTACGTAACCTACACCTGGCTCCGTAATATTTATATCTGAAATTCCTATAGTAGCTGTACCCGCCCCTCCAGATCCTCCACCAATATCAAAATCTATAGTAGGAGCTGAGGTATATCCAGATCCCTTATTAGTAATAATTACGTTTGTTATCTGATTTAGCTCATTTACTTCTAAAGACCCTTCTGCAGTTTCTCCTCCATCTAAATCAGGAGCAGAAAATGTTATAAACTCACCGTTTACATAATCCTCGCCTGCTGCACTTATAGAAACTGAAATTACACCTATTAGTACAGTACCTTCTGCAGTTTTATCATCTACTAACCCAGCTGTAGGAGCTGAAAAAGTTACTATATCTCCCTCAGTATACCCAGACCCTCTACTAGTAAAGTCAATACTAACTATACCAGTACAATCAGCTTTAGTAGTATAGCTTCTAGAAGTACAGTAACTAGTAGGCTCATAGCCTGTATAATTATGAGGAACTCTACATTTTATACCTCTAATATGGTAGGCTCGTTTAGGAATGCTACTAAATTGCCTAGCATTTATACGAACACCCATTAAGGCAGTATTAGGATAAGTTAATTTATTATCAATTATTTTAGTATAACTTTCCCAAAAGAAAGAGTCTTGAGTAGCACTATCTGTAGATTCTTTAGTTACCCTTACTACTTTAATACTTACTTGATCAGTATAAGGATCAGCGGCGCCTGCTTGCTTGTCTTTCCATAGCTCTATTCTATGTTCTCTTGTATACTTAGTAGTGGTTTTACCATCAAAACTAGAAGCTACCACTTCCTTGTAGTTAGTACCATCATAAGATGTCTGTACTGAATACTCTACTTTAGCACCGTGTATATCTCCATCATCCTTATCCTGCTTAGTTAGCTGTGATATAGATAAAGTTACCGAAATTGCATCTAGGTTACCTTGATTAATAGTTACAGGTCCGGGAGCCCCTACTCCTCTTTTTACTTCTATACTAACGGCTATTTGGCCTCTTATACCGCCAAAACCTGGTATAGAAGGTTGATTTTGAGTGCCTACATTATTCTCGTAGGTTTCTACTCCATCAAAGTTATACTTACCCGCTCCATTTAATAAAGCAGTTTCATTAAAAAAGATACTTCTATGCCCATCTACTAAGCCGTATATCTCTCCCTCAGAGATAGCATCTACTACCTTTGCATATTGAGCTGAGTGTAGAGTATCTGGATCTTCTACCGCTTGTCGAGCTTCCCCGCCGCCGCCTTTACCACCGCCGCCTGATCCTCTAATTATGTACTTATCCTCCACTTGATTCCTCCGAAGTAACTGAGGCACTTATTAAAGCCCCTCCTACTATTAACTCTCCGTAACATATAGGTATAGGTAAACCTTGAGATTGAGTATTAACCGGTCCATCAAAATTATAAGACTGTCCATTGTCCGGTCCCTCATTTGTTGTTGGTTTTTTAGGTTTAGGAGCTAACATTGCTGCTGCACCATTAAACATTAATGACATACCCATATTCATAGCAAATTTACTAAACATACTTCCTGCAGTTAAGCTAGTACCAAACATAGTATTCATACCTACTGCCCATGTTGTTCCAAAGCTAGCACCTACAGTCCCTGCAGTGGCCATACCTGCACTCATTGTTGATAACCCCGCTAAGTAAGGAGCAAATACAAGTACAGCTCCTAATATTAACATCATAAATCCATTCTTTTTTGAACCGTGTATTACAGGTAGAAAGGCTAAATCTTTAGACCCTAAAGGGTCCATCAACTCTTTATCACTAATGTCTGAATCTCCTACGAGTATATGATATTCTTTATCCATTATATACTGCATAAATCCAGGTTTATTAGCTTCTATAGCTTTTGCCGCTTCATGAGGATTATGGACGTCAAGGACCCATTCTTTACCGAATCGCTCTCCTAAATCTCCGTATAGTGTTATTTTTCTTAACATAATGACTTGTGCCTTAATACATGTACAGTATTCTTTTGATAGTATTCACCATATATATCTTTGGTAGATAGTCTACCCATAAGGTGATGCATAATCATATTACCCCCTAAATAAATTGCTGCATGGTTACAAACAGTGGATAGTATTTGTAAAAGTAAAACATCATGTTCTTGCATATCTCTATGATGTTTTATTTTTACAAACGATCCTTCTGTCCAGCTATCCCAATTCTCTTCGTAATAGTTCTTTCCGTTGTTCCACCATTCATACTCGGATGGAAAATACTTTATATTATCGATACCTAAAACTTCTTCGTAGTAATCTATAAATAAAGTTTGACAATCTGAAATCCCATATATAAAAGACCTACCCATTAAAGGTTGTTTAATACCTGTGGGATCTATCTGCGCCCATTTAAGTTCAGGATAAGAT